AACGAACGGGATTTATTTAGAAAGGAGTACATTATGTTACAAGATTTGTGTGGCGACCTGATCGCCGCAAAACAAACAATGGCATTCGCCAAGAACGAGGTCCTGAGAATAGAAAAACTTATTCTCGACCTCTCCCCTGAAAAGCTGGAAGGTTCTCAAACCCTAACCCCACCCGGATTCAAACTCACCATCACCAGTAAACTCACCCGAAAGCTGGATTATGACGCATACCAGGCTCTTGGCATCCATTCAGAATTTGAGTTTGTAACTCTCAAGCCAGCTATTGATTTAGCAGCGCTTCGTATTGTTGAGGAACTCAACCCTGCTCTGGTAGCATCCTGTGTAACCACCAAACCCGCCAAGACGGCCATCAAAGTGGAGGTATCTGATGAATCTTGAAAAACTGATCAAAACCACCCGTAGTGGCAAGCCGCCCCGGATTGTACTCCACGGCGTTCATGGAGTAGGTAAAAGCACCTGGGCCGCTAAAGCGCCTGACCCCATCTTCATCATTACCGAAGACGGGCTTACATCTATTGACGTACCGCACTTTCCTCTCTGCACGAAGCTCCCCGAGGTGTTTGAATACATGACGGGGCTTATCGAGCAGAAACACGACTACAAAACCCTGGTAATCGACACAGCGGATTGGCTTGAGAAGCTGATTTGGGCAAAGGTATGCAAAGATGCAAACCAGGACAATATCGAGGGATTTGGCTACGGCCGCGGATATACCATCGCCATGACCCAATGGGACCGGTTCTTTAATGGCCTGGAAGTCTTGCGTGACAAGGGTATGGCGATTGTAATCCTCGCTCATAACGAGATAAAGGCTTACAACCCACCCGATGCCGACCCCTACGATAGATACCAAATAAAACTTCATAAGCACGCTGCAACGAAATTGGAAGAATGGGCCGATGTGGTCCTGTTTGCTAATTTCAAGGTGTATGTGAATACGGAGAAGGGCAAGGGTAAAGCCGCGTTATCGGCACCAGAGCGGGTAATACATACCTCAAACTGTCCAGCATGGAAGGCGAAGACCCGGTACAACTTGCCGGAAACATTGGAAATGGATTTCAATAAACTCATGGAGGGAATTAAAAATGGCTGATTTATCAGGAGCGAATTTAGACCCGAACGTGGAAGAAAACACCGGAGGATTTACGGTTGTACCGGAAGGAAAGTATCAGGTCGTCATCGTAGGCGATAGCCTGAAGGACACGAAAGCAGGCACCGGCAAAATCCTGGAACTCAAGGTTCAAATCGTGGACGGCGAACACCGAGGAACAACGGTCATCGACCGGCTTAATATCATCAACCAATCGGATGTTGCTCAGAAGATCGGGCAGGGTCAGTTGAAACGCATCTGTAACCTGTGCGGAGCGGATTACCCGCCGTCAGATACGAGTGGGCTGATTGGTAAGCCCATGCAAGCCACGGTGAAAATCGAAGAGTTCACGAGCAACAACACCGGGAATCTACTTAAGAGCAACAAGATTTCCGGATACAATCCTGTCCCTACTACCCCTGAAGGAACTAAAACAGGATGGTAGATTTATCCAAAGTGCTTGGCCAGGACTCCCCTGGTCAGGCGGTGGAGGCATGGTACGAGGCGAATCAGGAATCGCGCCTCCACCTGGGCCTGTCCGAAATTGGCCATGAATGTCCACGATATTTATGGTATCGACACAATGGATATAAACAACAACCGATTGACGGCAGGACGTTACGCCTGTTTCAGGTAGGGAACAACATCGAGGACCAGGCGATCTTTGATCTGATGAAAGCAGGGTATGCCGTTACTGATAACCAGAAAGAAGTTGTGTTTGACCATAACGGGATCTTCCTAAAAGGCCACATTGACGGGATAATCACCGGGCTTCTGGAATCTAAGAAGCCTCATTTGTGGGAGTGCAAGAGCGCGAATGACAAGAGTTTCAAGAAGCTCCTGAAGTCTGGCTATGAAGAATGGAACTCGGGTTATCGCGCTCAAATCCATGTGTACGCCTTGGGGTTAGGGTTAGACAATATCTGCGTGTGGGTGGAGCATAAAGATACCTCAACAATTTATACCGAACGGATCAAATTAGATAAGGAATACGCTGTGAACATCCTGCAATCAGCGTTTGATGCGATTCAGCAGGAAGCACCACCGGAACGCAAGTGCCCATCTCAATCATGGTACGCTGCAAAGTGGTGCAAGTTTGCTGATGTATGTTGGAATTAACCTCCAAACGGGCAACGGCCCTGGCAGGTCAGAGTTAGCGGGGATAAGCGGATAGAAGCTAAAACGTCAAACAATTTTATATAAGGAGTGAATCAAATGGGTCCGTAGATTAAATCTCGTCTGGTAGCCAAGTTCTATTTCATCACATGCCATAGGATACGATGGTGTTACATCAATAAGCCAAAAAGCTAAAAACTCAAAGGAGATAAGCACAATGGCGAAGAAAGAAGCAGTAAGTTACACGATTAAAGTTATAGGCGAAGCAGAAAGCCCCTTCAGGGGAGCAGTTCCAGAAAGTATTGACAGCCTGATTGAAAAACCATCGAAAAACGTAGCTGATTTGATCTTCAGCGCAGTAAAGGCACAGGTCGAAATGTGTACCCAAGCTGGGGATGTCAAAGGTGCATGGGAAGCTATTAAGAAGTATCAGTCTGAACAGTTCCAGTATTCATGCCCGCTCAATACCTTTAAAAGAGACAAGCAGAACGGCAACCAACCCTACCAGGGTGCCCACACGGTCTTTGGTGCCTTCAGGGATGGTGCGAGGTTCGTGTTCCCCGAGTATTTCTATGAGAAAGGGGCTGTTGGCGGCACCAAACGCCCCTCCAAGACTCACTTGCGAAAGTTCGTGATCATTCGCCCCAATCATATCTTTTTTTATCGCCCCGACCTCGATGGTTCTGTAATTACGGAGCCTGACGAGGTTGAAGGGCAGCAACCTGTGGGGGATGTGAAGGGGTTCGCCAGGTATGAAGTCATTAACGGGCCGTTTCAGTTCCAATTTCAGATGAGCATAAATCCCAGGGGCATGTATGAGAAATTCCTGACCAACCAGGATAAGGTGTTGGATGCTTTGCGTCAGGGGGTAAACCATGGCCTTGGTGCAGGTAGAAGCGCTGGATACGGGATGTGGAAGATTGTAAGTACGGAGATTGTATCGTGATATACGATTGGGCAAGATGTGGTGGAATCCGATTAACACTATGGTATCGTTCAACACCGTGGCGTACCGTGGAATTCAATCCTGTTTATTTGTTTTAGTGTGATCCGATTTCATTCTATCATTTTTGATTAGATTTGATTATTTGTTCAGTTCATTGGCTTATCGTAGCAAATGGTCCTATTCCATTAATTCGTTCCTGTGCTGTTTTGTTCAATCGGTTCCATTGGGGTTTCATCAAATGGATAGTATTTGGTTTCGTGGCTTAGAATTAAATCATATAATGTTGCGTCCGATGCTTCCGTTCCATTTAGATTCATTGGTATTCCATAGAATGGGGTTCATGTTTTCGTTGTTTTGGGTATCGAATGATCCATTACGATGCCATTCGATAAAATGCACATCAAGTTTTATCGCTTAGAATGTTGTTGCTTGGGATCTTTTAACATCGCGTAAATAGGAGAAACAAATGCTTACACAAAATCAAATAATGCTTCACCGATGTAAGCAACTACTCAAGAAAGGGGGAGACATGACAGAATTACAGAGTTTTTTATTAGATACCATGAAGGATGTTCGAGACGGCACTTGCCCAACTGAGACTGCGAAAGCGATTCATCTCACAGGACATCGTGTTGTCATGGACAAGTTTGCTGAGTGTAAAAAGGTTGACCGTGGGATGCAGGATGTTGAAGAAGCCATGGAAGCCATGAGAGATGTTTAACAGTTTAACACGCGGATAAAACTAAAACGTCAAAATCTAAAAGGAGGTTCATTTTTATAGTTTTTGAGTTTTGCAATTAGAGAACTCAGGGTAATCCCGCCTGGGCGGCGAAACGGGAATTATATGTCGGGGCAGCACCGGCACGGACTGAGCAGACCGGACACATGCTCCTTTTAAGTCGGGCGCTGGGTTCGTGATTGTCCCAGCGTCCAAAAGGGAGAGAGGATAATGGGACAAAACTTAAAGTCATGGCAGAAATACACGAAGACGTTATCCAATGAGGATTATCTCTCAGCGTCATCATACATGATCGGAGCCATGTGCCAGGAATTAACACAGAAGCAACTTGGCGCGTGTTTAAAATCCGTTAAAGAAATTATTCGGGAGGGGAAATAATGGGAACAGTGAGCGAAGGGCTGTACTTGCCAGATGATATAAATTGGAAGGCTAGGGCTAACGTGAAGGCCTGGGACATGGCGAACCGTGAAATACCCACCGAGCTTCATGCTAAGAAGAAAGACGGTCCTGCTATTTCGGGCGTAATCTTCGCGGTAATGATGGCGGTGGTGTTGGTGGCTACTTATAAGCTCTATTTCTAATAAATAAACCACCTTGACAAATCCACCGTTAGTCTGCTATAAAGGATACGTCATGAAAGAAATCAATCTAAAATACCAAGTGCCATACCCGGTGAAAAGAATGCAAGTTTTCTTTCATGACAGCCGGGTGTGGCATTTTTATTTTGGAGGGCTGTAATGGGTAAATTTATTGATTTAACTGGGCAGAGGTTTGAAAAGTGGACAGTCATAAAACGTGGTAAAAATTCAAATAGTGGTAGTACTAGGTGGGAATGCGTTTGTGATTGTGGTGAAACAGCATTGGTGGTAGGCAGTAGCCTAAAAGTTGGAAAATCAAAATCATGTGGTTGTTTATACGGAGAACGTGCATCCCATGGTCGAAAGATACATGGAATGTCAAAAACAAAAATGTACAAGAATTGGACCAGCATAAAAACACGATGTAGCAATCAAAAAATAAAAGCGTATAAGAACTATGGCGGAAGGGGCGTAACCGTTTGTCCCAGATGGGAAAATAGCTTCAAGAACTTCTTAGAAGACATGGGGTATCCACCTAAAGGAACAACGATTGACCGCATAGACAACAACAAAGGGTATTCTCCTGAAAATTGTAGATGGGCTACATGGAAAGAGCAAGCCAACAACAGAAGAGCGCATTCGCGTCAAAAATGGTTTACAGCGGAGCATCCTAAGCACCCGTTCACTGTAATGTGTAATAACCAGCATAAGTTTGGAAGAGATTGGGATGTTTGCCCATCGACGGTATCTCAATGTTTATTGGGGAAGGCTTCAAGCTCAAAAGGATGGACATTTTCAGAAATAAGGGGGTGATTCAAATTTGCTACGGAATGGGGTGCCGTTGGGAAAACCACATGGGGGAATGCCGAAAGCCGAGAAACGGTGTTTGCCTGGATGGCTTCGAGACGGAAGAGGAGTATCTTGCCGCCGAGCAAGCAGCCGAGGATAAGGCCGATGATTACGCTGATTTCAAATATGAGCAAATGAATGACAGGGAGATGAAAGGCTATGAGAACCTTTGAGCATTTTCCAAAAGAGAGCCTGTGTAAGGTATGCAAAACCAATGAGGATAGGCCCTGCATCCTGGTCCCTATATCTGGAACAGGGGATGGACGTATATCTGAGGCTACCCCTATCCATGAGGACTGCATTAAGCTCACATGGCAACCTGATTTAGATGTCTTGATACAGAGGTGCTGGCCATGAGCAATTACCCCGAAGGTTATGAAGGCAGCATCGCAGCCCCCAAATCCAATCACCCAGAGAAAGCCAATTTCCGTAGCTGGACGGACTGGGAAGAATGCCAGGAAGCCAGGCTTAGGCGGTGGATAGGAGATGCTCTTTTTGAATATTTGGATAAAATCGACAAAGGAGAAGACGAGTATTGAGCAAACTAATAATAGACGAAATCAAATACCGACAGGAAGCCGATAGCTGCGGTGCCCCCGACATCGATCAGATGATCACCGTCGAGTTCGATAGCGCCGGCGCCGGGTACTTCTACCGGCTGATAACCGATGGGTGGTCTTTTGACGAGGACGCTACCGTGTTCTTTAAGAACTTAGCTGACATCTGCAAGCAGAACGATGGGATTGAGGAGAGCCGATGGATTCCCGAATCATAGTAGAAACAAGCTCAGGTACATTGGACGAATCATACAAAGATGCGGGGACGCCATGCGGAAACACAAAATGCTCCTGGAACGATAAGAAATGGGAGGCTAATTGTGGAGCCGAGTCTCCAGACGGGGACCCGTATATCGCTATTTGTATGAAGTACAAAAGGGAGAAATAATCCCAACCACTAGGAGGTGAGAGATGAACACGGTAATTAGAACCTGTAACCGTTGTAAAGCTGAATATGAGCAAGACATCGGATTCACATATTTAAGGGATGGCGTTTGGACATGTAACAACTGTCTATCAAAATACACACATATCTCAGAAATCATTGATGAAGAAAAAAAGCATGAGGAGCAGAAAAGTGAAAACCTGCAACGAGTGTGAACACATGAGCAGCCTTGAGAACTACTGCCGTCTTGAGAAACGGTATGTCACAACAAAAGGCGTCCCTGGCTGGTGTCCTGTGCAGAAGTTGTCCGACCCGGTGGATAGCATTTACAGGAGGAACATGAAATGATTAGGTGCATTATCTGCGGAAAAGAGTCTTACGTGGACGGAAATGCCGAGTGCTCAGAGTGTGCCCGGTTGCGGGGCTACGATGACATTGAACTTAAACGTAAGATACGAAAGTTGGAGGCTGAAATAGACAATCACACCTATCCCGGCACAACGTCAACCGGGCATAGGGTCAGGCAACACACTGGCCAGCAGTGGAGGGGGTATGAGAGATGAAAACCTTTCGGAGTGACGACATAGACGATGGATTATACACCCTGTTTCCCACTATTCTGATAAGAGTTGACTACAACCTGGTATCCGTTGGTTTTTGGTGGTGGAAGTGGTGCGTTAGGTCGAAATGGAGGAGGTGGGAATGATGATTGACGAAGGACTAGCACTGGACCAGGTAGCAGGGGATTTCGTGGATTGGTTCAATGAGCGCATCCACATCCTGTGCGTACGTCAGGCAAAGAACCATCGTGCTTGTGTACTCATGGTCAATACGCTAAAACAAACGCACTTTGATCATGATATCAAGATGTTGTTTGGTTATGAAAGGGAGTTTTATGAATAACGACAAAAGGCCCCCTCTGTTTGTAGAGAGTTTTGTTCGTTTTGATAACCGTCAGGAGGATGAGGGTGAAATATCTAGGGCAAAAAGTTGATGAGTTTTATGATGGGTACACCTGGGACCACGGTGGCTACGTCATGTGTCCACCGGATACTGCCGACAAGCAGCTTGAGTGCCTGCATTACGAGCCTGTGGATGCGATTGATTGGATGTGCCGGTTCTGTGACGGGGATCATTGCAAAGTTCCGCAGATAGATTCTGTACCCGCAAATGATTACGACCAGTGGGCCGGTTCGTGGGAAATGAAACGTGCCGAAGCAAAAGAGCAATGGAATGATACCAACGAAATAACCCCAACCACCAGGAGGTGAGGGATGAACAGTAAACAGTGGAGAAAGTTTCTAAATGAACATGGGCCAGGTGATGATTCAATGATCTATTCGGTCTTGAAAGATTGGGAGAAATCACTGGAGGATGCGCTGGAACCACCGAAAATATGCAGTTGTGGGAGTAAGAAAATCCCAAAGATATGTGGGCCGGTATATTTAAAGTGCCGAGATTGTGGCGGGGAGTATTCAGGTGCACTCAAGGGAGGTAATGAAGGATGAAAGAATTTACAATACCAGATACCATCTACCTACAATGCCACGATGACGATGGAGACCTATTGTCAGAGGACGATCCAAACATAACGTGGAGTGAGTACGATATGGACGGGCATTACGTTAAGTATGTGCGTGTTAAATAGAGCCAACAGGAGGTGAGGGATGAAATACAGCATTGGAGATATATTAATTGACGAAAATGGTTACCAAGGAGTCGTATGCGTAAAATGGAATAATGGGGATTTGAGTAATCTTGAGAATGATGCCGCTCATCCTAATCTCATTTTGGTTAACCCAGATGACACGTGGAGATCCGTGCGAGAATTGAAAGTTGCACGGCAGAGGCTAGAAGATGATTGAATTTGAAGAAAAGGACTATAGTGAGGATCTAAATCCATGCCCGTTTTGCGGTGAAGACCATGTGAGCCAGGTCTTTAATGGCTCAGACCAATACATTTCATCCTTCTGGGTAATGTGTGGAAACTGCGATGCGGAAGGACCTGTGGATAAAACAGAAGACGGTGCAGTTGAGAAGTGGAATAACAGATGTAAGTATGCGCCAGAAATACCAATTGAGCAAACCTATGGACAGAAAGCAACGGATTGCTGTGGTGTAAAGAACGATGAAGGCGATTACGTTGCGGCTGCAAGAAAAGAGACATTTGAAAAACTTGAACCGTTACGCAAGGCTTTATTTAATATAGCTAGGGATAGTGAAGTAAGTTGTAACACAAAAAATTGCAAACTCTATTCCTCGAAAGCAGAGCAGAACTGTAATGGTATTAACAGTGGTGTTTCTCCATCAATCAATGATTGTCCAAAATATACACCAAAAGATGCACCGGAATACGTCAGGATGAAACACAATATAACCGATATTCAAGAGGAATTCTGTGCTAATCCATGTTGTCCAAATCATAGTATCCCAATGGGTAGGGAGAACCATTATCATAAATGTGAAAGAGATGATTTATCATCAACAGATGATATTATTTATACTCATCCCATAAGAAAAGGAATTTGGTTGTGTGAAAACTGCATCTCAGCTATAGACTTTTTCATAAACCTTAAATAGATGTGTAAAGGAGTTAAATTGTCATTTTATGAAAAGTGATCCGGATGTGAGGGAATGATATGGATTATTGGGGTTTTGATGTTGGCCGTGTTAATTATGATTATCCGCTCAGTCCGTGAGAGGAAACGTTTTTGTGCTGTGTTTGAAAGCGAATGGAAGAGACGACATGGTGAAGAATAAACCCAACCGCCGGAGCAGAGGCGGCGGGGTCACGGCGCAACGGTCAACTGATTGGAGGATGAGATGCATGGCTATGTTATACGATTATGATTACCAATTTGATACTGAACGATCAATAACAAAAACGGAGATAAATAAACAAATGGGGTCGAAACCAGTCAACAGGATGAAACTTAGAAAGTTTATGGGAGGGAACAGGTCGCTAATAGATCCAGTGCATGAAAAAGACTTCCCGTTATTTGAGCATTGCGCTGACGGGATGGTCGCAGTTACAGAGGACCATTTTAACGATACAGTAAAACCTTTGCTTGAATATCATGGAGTGACGTTTTTTGATATAGAGCAATAGGTACCGGAGGATGAGGGATGAAAAATGTATTCCACAAACTATTTAAATGTCCAACATTTTGGAGGATACATCCGTCTTTTACTTGTCCAAAGTGTGGCAGGAAGTACAGATGCTACTGGGATGGAAACGATGTTATTGGTCACGGTATTGATTATTGTGATGCTTGTGCAAAAGTTTTAGAGAATTCCAATGTTATCACATCAGACGGGTTGGAAGAATTTTACATAGAAGACGAATGTACAGGTGGTGTATAAGAAAGTCAATCTAACCTGTAGCCCCGGAGGATGAGGGATGAACACTGTTATTAAATGTTGCAACCATTGCGGATTAACAAGGGATCAGGACAAAGGTGAATTTGGATACCTGGATGATGGTATATGGCAATGCAGACAGCGCTTATCAAAATATACACATATCGTAGAGGTGCTCAATCGGAGGGATGAGGAATGACTAAATTAAAACCATGTCCGTTTTGTGGTGGTAAACATATTCGTATTTGTCGCATTATGGATTTGACTTGTTATCCGGTTAAATATCAAGGGCAATGTTTACATTGCGGTGTTACAGGAGGTTACCTACAAGACACCAGGAAAATAGCAATCAAGTTGTGGAACAAGAGGGTAAGTAAAGGTTTGGATGATTCATTCGCCGCTAGTGGCAAAGCAGACGTGTCTTCGCCTGATTGGTTTAAACAAAAATCCGTTGACGATACTGAGACGGACACAGTACACCGTTTTATAGGAGATTGAAAACAAGGAAAGAATAAAATGGTAGCTGATGACCCAAGATCCCCACCACCTGCGTATTTGCCAGGAGAAAGAA